GTCCCCGAGCCGGTCTCGAACAGAGCGGCCTCTCCCACGTTGTAGTTGGTCGTGTCGCCTGTGTTGATGACGCTCTTCGTTCCGCCCGTCGCGGTCACCGCAGCACCAGAGGAGACGACGGCAGTCCAACCGCACCCGCTCATCATGTCGGCCCAGTCGGGAAGGGTTCCCCGGTTGGTGACATAGGCGTAGCACTCCATGCTGAACTCAGCGGTACGCTTCTGGTTGATGATGCCTAGGGCAGTCGAGGTGCCACGCTTGTCCTCGAACATGACAAACGGGCTCTTGCCGTTAGCCGATGCCGTGATGGCGCGAATGGCGTCCGTCGCTACGGGGTAGTCGGTAGCAACAGTCTTGAAAGCCGACTGGGGATCCGCGAAAAACTGAAGGTCGCGGCCAATGTCTACGGATGGTCCGGTCATCTTAATAGTCCTCTTGCATTCGGACTAAGTAGTCCGTTCGCAGCATCATGTTAGGGGTCGAAGCCTGAATCTCAGGATCGAACGCCAAATCATTGGTTTCGATAGTACAGCGAATCACGCGGCCTGTGGCAGCAGTTCCACCGTTGGAAAGTGTCCACCCCTGCTTACCCATCGGGACTCGACGGAGGAAGATCTTAGTTAAGGCGTCTCGGTAGCGGCACATAGCCAGGCCCACGTCGGCCTCGCTGCCGTTGATGTTCAGGTCGAGAACCGTAAGGCGAGTCTCGATGCTGACGTTGATCATCCGAGAGTTTGCTTGCTGCTCTGCAGTGTCGCTCTGGTAGATGATCGCCATGTGGGGGAACTGTCGGGACTGCATCCCCTTGGGGTAATACTTCTCGAACTGAGAGATGTCGGGAAGCTGGGCGGTGGTGAGCCCCTTCTCCGACCGCATCGTCCCGAGCTGGGCGTTGAGCCCATAGGTGGCGTCTGTCAGGAACTCTGACATCGCCTCGACAGCAGCCTCTGCTCCGTAGTACGCCATGACTAGCGCCAGGTGCCCTTGAGCATCGTCCTGATAGTGGCTTTCGCTGAGGCCGAGCTCTCGAGCCTAGCCTTCTCTACTGCGTCCTCGACCTCCTTAGAGAAGGCGCGACGACGAGCCAGGACGATGTGAGCCTGCATGATCTGAGAAGCAGCATAGCCAAAGGTTTTCTTGTCTTTGACATTGAGGTCTGCCCGCACCGGAGGGCGAGCAGTGCTGTTGACCGGAGCCCTACCACCTCTGAAGGAATTGTAGGCTGGGCCGAGCCCCTTACCATTCTTGCCCTGATGAGCTCGAGCATAGGTCTCAACCGAGCCGGGTCGCCCAGAGGACTTCTTAATGCCGATCTCCATGCTCTTCCGGTTTCGACGGTAAAGAGCACCCTGACCGCCCGAAGTCAGAGCGTTGTAGAGCACCCTACTCCGCTGCATTATCGGACGGCCAGGGTAGTTGTTGCTCTTCCAACCGCTGTAGGTCTTGTCGTCTCCGTAAATCCAGTATTCCCGAACACTGAGAGGAGCAAACTTCGCCCCGGTTGTCGCACCCTCGCTATCCAAGTGCTTACGCTCGTGGCTGTAGAACAGTTTTCGGACATCGGTCCAGCATCGACGCCAGTCCTCAATCTCGTTAGCCCACTCATCGAAAGCCAGAGTAAACTTCCGAGGATTCGGACTCATCTCGATAGTGAACTTCACAGGTCATCCCCGTCTTGAAAGGCGGGCGGCACAGCGTACTGCCGGTCGCCCGTTCCGGGGGTGTAGTCGAAGTCAGGATCGGAGTCCTCAGTCCAGTTCGACTTAGACCAGATAGAAGGTCCTGTGGTCGTCCCTGTGGCTCCGTTGGCGATGAGATAGGTGCGCTGGCTCCAAAGCTGCTCTAAGAGCATCTCTCCGCGCGCTATGAGTTCGTCTGCGGTGGCCTTGCCGTCAGCTCCGATGGAGCCCTTAGCCAGAAGGATGTTCCCACTAGCCAGAAACATCTCAGCGGTCTGGGCGACGTTCTCTGCGATGCTTGATGCGGTGAGGGTGTCACCCATGCCTGCAGCAATGAAGGCGAGGCGCACTTGGTTGTACGCCTTCGCCCAAATCACATTGCCCTGGGTGAGGGTCGGGGTCGTGCTCGAGGAGAGCGTCCCCAACTGGGGAGCCATGCTCGTGGCAGTCGCGATGTCAGCGTTGTATGCCACGGGAGGACTCCTTACTCGGCGGCTTCTGCCTTGGCCTTCTTCTTCTTAGGTGCGGCCTTCTTCAACTCCGCAGCGTTGCGACGGATGAGCCGCTCCGCGTTGTCGTCGTCAACCTCGATCTGCTCACCGGCTTTGAGCTCGATGCCCTCGATCTCGATGTCGCACTTCAGAATCAACCTAGGCATCGGATGCCTCCAGTTCACCGAGTCGCTCTTCGATCAGATCCTTCCCACCCTTTCGACCATCGGCCTCGTGCATCTCGAGCAGGAGGTCGGTGTCGTCAATGTCCTTGAGGACATTCGGCAGAAGCCGAAGGGGGACGTTGGTAATCGAGGAGGGCTCCGAGGGGTCGAAACCCGAGACTGCAGTTCCTCGTCCCTGCTTTACAGGCTCAGGACGGACAACCACCTTCTCTTCGACTAGGCCGACCACCCCGGCATCAAGGAGACTCTGCATCTCCTCGATGGCCGGAACAATCGAACCTGCGGGATACATAGTCCCGTTGTAGATAACTGCCTGACCAGGCAAAACTTCGTAAGTCATAGGGGTGCTCCTAATTCTTATTACTCAATGACAACCCAAGCAGTTCCGTTGCAAACAACGAAAAACTGCTTCTCGGTGCCAACCGTTCCCGGACCACTTCCGCCAGCCGAATTCAAGATCGTCAAGGCGTGGGAAGAGGACTCATTCTTAATAAAAAAGAAGGAGCCCTGGGACGCAGCCTCACTCGGCATCGTGATGTTCCTGGGTGCGTCAGGTGTGACAGATAGGAACTGAGCATCTTGATTGGTGAGCGTGTGATCGCCCGAGAGACTCAGCACGTCATACCCCAGGCGAACCCGGAGACCATTCTCCGGGTTACTGGGGACGCCTTTGTAAAGAAGAGTAGCCATGACTACCTCCTTACGAGACGACGGTCGTGTAGAGGTAACCGAGGTCCGTGGTCGGGGCCGCGAACTGGTCGTTCCACGTCATGTCAAGCTGCTCGACATAGGGAGTCGGCTCCCAGCGACGAACCGCACCGTCCGAGGAACCCTGGAAGCGCCAGCGCTGCAGGCACGACTGCGGGGTCATCGGGGAAGGCGAGGGACGGAGTCGCGCAAACAGGAGGCTCTTGCCCCAGATGTAAGCGTTGACAGCCGTCTGGCCTTCGACCTCAGTGTTCGCCACAGCCTTGCCGACGTAGATGGTCTCCACGTCGAGGGCACGAGCGAGGTCGTCGTTGGTCAGAAGACCGACGCGGCTGCTGGTACGCGAGCAATACTCAAGGATGAGCGGGTGCTGACGAAGCGACTTGTAGACCTCGTATCCCATGATGGCGACGTTGGGGGCCTCGCCGCTGTTCTTGATGATCGTGTCACGAGCCGTCTGGGCCGTGCTGATCGGGTCAGAAGCAGCGTTGTCGAAACGGTCGGCTCCAGCGAGAGCAGCCGTCTTGCCAGCGAAGACCGTAGCCGAGAAAGCGACGGCAGCAGCCTGGCGCTCTCGGTTGATCATGCACTCGCGAGCGAGGACTGCAGTGTTCGCCTGGCGCAGGTTCAGCCCGTTGCCCTGGGCGTAAGCCTCAGAGGTCTTCGAGAGCTGAACACCGAGTCCGTTGGCGTCCACTTCCCAGCCGTCAACCTTGCTGACGCTGGTGCTGATGCGGAGAGGGGAAGCCTGCCCGTCAGCGATCACCATGTCGTGACCAGGGGAAGCCGAGGCAAAGCCACCTTCCACGTTGTAGAACTTCCCGGTCTTCGTCGCAACGTCAACCGAGGGGAAGATGTCTTCAGCAATGAAGCTGCCGAGCTGAGGACCGAGGAGACGCGCATAGCGCGTCAGCATCACGTCCTGAACAAATCCATGAACATTTGCCATCGTAGTGGTCTCCTAAATACCGATTAGGTCGAGAGGTAAGAAGGCGACCAGAGGAAGGCTCCGATGTCACCGTTCGCGTAGGTTTCGAGCGCAATGCCGAAAGCGTGGTTGTTGGCACCACCACCGTGGGCTCCGTCAACCTGCACAGCCTTGCCAGCAGCGTCCGAGCCAGCAAGGTTGCCAGCAGTGATCGCGCCACCGCACTTGACCTTGATGATCTGGCCCACCTGAACGGGGACGTAGATCGGGTCGGCGGCAGTCCCGACACCAACGTCGTTGGTAAGAGCTCCGATGGGGAGCTGGGTCGAGCCCGTCAGGGTAATGTCGTCGTCACCGTTGGGGCGAACGAGATGGTACTCCTTGCTGGAGAGGTCTTCGTTGCACTTGCGGGTCAAGATATAGGGGTCGAAAGGTACAGACATCGTCTATCTCCTAGGAGTCGAGGGTCTCGGCTTCGTAAGCCGCGATCTTGGTGGGGTCGGAAAGGACAATCTGCATCGCTCGTGCGAATGCAGCAGCCGGGTCAAGTCCCTCTTCTTCAGAGAGCTTCTCAGCGAGAGCCGAGCACTGGGCGGAAACGGTGCCGCGCTCGATGCGCTCAGCGTCAGTTCCGGCCTTGCCGACTTCCGTCACGCTGATGCGGTTCTCGAAGTAGGCGCGATTGGCGCGCTCTTCGCCGCAGTGGGTGTAGATCTCAAGGTAGTCGTCGCGCTCAGAGGCAGCGATTCGCCCGTCAGCGCAAGCACGATCAAGCATACGCTCAATCTCCTTGGCCTCGAGGTCGTCAAACTTAGCCTTGATGGCGTCTCGGTCGGTGGTCACCGTGTCCAGAGCCTCAGCCAGCGCATCAGCCTTCTCGGCACGCTCGCGGAGAGCCTGGATCTCAGCGAGGATTTCAACCTCGCCAGCACCCTCGCCAAGAGCGAGAGTCTCAGAAATCAGCTTAAAGCTCATCT